GTATTTCCACTGGCAGATGTTGGCGATGATTTGGCGCTTGGGGATCATCACGCCAGCGAGGTCGAATTTGCTGGCCAGCTCGAAGCTCACAGAGTCGCGGTTTTCGCTTGCTTTGCGGTCCACATACCAGACCTCATCGGGGAATTTGGCGTGGGGATCTGCGGCGGCTTCACCGTCTAGGTATTTCTTGAGAGTGCGGATCCGCTTGACCGTGGCGCCACCAAGATCATTGCCGGGTGTGGTGGCGTTGACCAGCAACAGCAGCGTGGTCATGGTGCCATCCAGGTTGCTGATGGTCAGCGTGGGGCGCGGCAGGGTGCCTGTGTTGGTGTATTCAAAGCCTTCGGCCTTGACGGGTAGACGGGTATAGGTATTGCCGTTCCAGACGATGTTGCCACTGACGTTGGCGTTGCAGCCGTTGTGCCAGCGGTAGGTGTCGCTGCTGCCGTGCAGGGTGGTGTCCAGCGTCATTTCGAACAGTTCAATGATGGCGCTTGGTGCCAGTGCGGCCAGCTCCTCGTAGACGCTGCTAATCGCCGTCCAGACAACCGTTCCATCGGTGATGGTGCTGCCAATGTCGGTTGGCCAAGCGGGTTGGGTGCTGGAACTGGTGCCAGCCGTGGTGCATTGGAAGACGAGGCCGGATGCCTGCAGACTGGTAGCGCGAACAATATTGCCAACGCTGTAGGCAGTTGAACTAGCCCAAGCCGAGTACGCCATCAGGGTTCAAATACTTGTTGGAACGTAGCCGTAATAGTGGCGCGATTGTTGTACGTGATGGTTTTATTCCATTGCGGGCAAATCCACTTGTACGACGTTGCCTCGTCCGGTGGCGTCCAATCAAAGCTGGCGTTGTCAGCAGCGCGGTTGTTCAGAAAGGTTTCGATGGTATCAGCGTTGGTTTCGGTAATGTTCTGCCACGTCAGATCCCAGCTTTTAGGATTTTGATTGAGGCCGTAGGTCAGACGCTGCTGGTAGCCGTCTCCAAACTGCACCGTGCGAACAACAGGTTGATTGTTCTTTGTGGCGCCGTAGGTGGCAGTGATAGCGGGAAAAGTAGCCATTAGGCGAGCAAGCCTCCGGGGCGCTTCTGTTTAATCAATTCTTGCTGAACGGCAATTCCAATGGCCTTACCAAGTGCGTTGGCCTGTGCGCCGTCGCCCTGCACGTTAGAGCCATTTGCGTCTACGTTCACCACGATATTGCCAGCACCGCCAAAAGAGCCCGTGGGAGCAATGCCACCGCTACGACCCGGCATGAACAGTTCTGGACCACGTTCGCCAACCAAATAACCTTGGCCCGCCATGACAGAGCCGCCATTTGCACGCTGCCGAATGCCGTAGTTAGGACCAAACGTTCCATAGTTGCCAACGCGGCCAGCTCCCGCGCCAATCGGAGTGCTAGGGCTAAATGGCGTCAGAAATGCTCGGATTGAGTTAATGGCTTGCTCAATCACAAAAATACGAAGTAGTTGGTTGGCAATATCAACCAAAACACCAGAAGCAATTTGCTGGAGGCTTTGCTGCCAGCTCTGTGACCCTTGAATCAACAATTCAAATGTTGAGGTCAGGCCTTGGCCAAGTGCTCCGGCAATTCCTTCAGATAATGCCTTTTGTTGTTGAACTGCTGTATTTAATTGATATTGCTGTTCGATATGTTTTTTCATCGCGTCCATATGGTCTTGGTCAGCTTGACGTTGGAGTTCGTCCAAGCTCCGTTGCGTTTCTTGCTGGTTTGCAATTAACGCCGTATTGCCCTCAAAAATAATTGCTTGTTGCGCTCTTAAATCTTTTTCTTCTGCAAGTAATTGAGCGTATTTGTATTGAATTTCAAGTTCTTTTTGGGCGCCTTGCAGCCTTGCAACCAACATCGGATCGCGGGCCGCCTGTGCTGCTGAAATTTTGTCTTGAAGATCAGAATTAAGCCGCAAGATCTGACCCTCGGCTAGGCGACTGCGAATCACGTCCGCAACTCGCTGCCTTTCCTTTGCAGCTGCCTCTGCTGCACGCTCCGCGTCTGTTTTGCCTTTTTTCTTTCCACCGCCGGTAGCGCCAAGCAATGCTGGCAAAACACCACTTGTCCCCATGTCAACCGGAGTCGGCTTAGGACGCTGCAAAACGCCAGTGTCGTAGCCGTATTGGCGCATCAAATCCCTAAACCGTTGCTCTCGCAATGAAACAAACTGTTCGGAGTTAATCTTCCCGCCACGACCACCACGTAAACGCGCTATTTGTTCAGCTTCCGTGCCAGCTTGAGCAAATAATTTATTTCTCATCCCCGGTGAAAGATTGGCCCCTAATTGCTGCTGCAACAGAATTGAATCAAAGACCTCGTTTATTTGATTGGCAATATTGATGGCCAGACCTAAAACGCCTTTCATGGCAGGCGTCAACACCGTACCCAAACGCTTTGCAACGCCTTCGATTGAATCTTGTAGCGTGCTGAACTTGCCGGACAAAGTATCGCTTTGAGCAATAGCCCCGTTGGCGTATTTACCACCAGCATCCGTAAGCCTTTTAATTGCAACCTCAACGGCTTGGGCGCTAAATCTGCCCTTTTCTAATGCCTGTCTAAATTCCTCTCCAGACATGCCGTACATGGCCTGCAATTCTTTCTGCAGTGCAATGCCGCGCTCTTGAAACTGTAAAAGTTCTTCTCCTTGCAGCCTGCCTTTTGCCTGAACTTGGCCATAAGCGGTAACTAGGCCCTGAAGTTCTGCGCCTGTTGCCCCACTGACATCGGCAAGTCGGCGAGTGGTTTCAACAACACGATCAGCCTCAATGCCAAAAGCGTTTAGGCGTTTTGCTGCATCAATCAGCTCTGTGCTGGTGAACGGCGTAACAGCACCAAGTTGTTGAAGCTGTTGAATAATTTGCGTTGCTTTTTCGGCGCTACCGGTTAGAACCTGCAGGCTTCTGGTTTGCGCTTCTAGTTCCGCCGTTTTGACAAACGTAAAGCGAGCTGCCGCAATAACGCTGAATGCCCCTGCCAGCTTGGTGACAGCGCCCTGCAAATTATTAATTCCGCTCTGGGCCGTCCGAGCCGCATTGTTGATATTGCGAAGCTCATTTACGGCGCCTTGGCCGCGTACCTGTACGTCAACAACAGATACTGCCGCCACAGCCTTACCGAATCCTGTATTTGCAGTCTATCGCCGTGATCTCGCCTTGGCTCTTTCCATTTCGTCTTGTTCTCGCTTGCCCTTGACCTCGTAATAGGCGGCAAACATCACCAACTCCGCTTCGGTCAGTTGTTGCCGAAGTTCGCTGATGGTTTTACCTAGTTCCGTCGCTAGGAAGAACTCAAAGAATAGCCAAGAGTCTTCCTCTAGTCTTTTTTTGCTTCGTCCAGCAGCGGCGGAGCACCCAAGCCAAACAGGAACAGCTCCAGCTCGTTCAACACTGATTCAGGCAGCTCGCGCTGCAGTTTGGCGGCGTCAGCAGCAACAAAAGCCTTGGTGCCATCCTCAAGCTCAGCCATCTGGCACAGCATCTGGGTGCTGATCTCCAGAGCCTCTTCGCTGCCTGCCAAAGTCGTTGCCCGCTTACGGTCAGCACGGGTGATCGGCTTGAAATACAGCGACAAAACAACAGCGCCGTCGGCTCCTTTGATGTCAAACCGACGACGCTGATTCAGGTCAAACGCCCCGGTGAGAAGATCAACAGGGCGCTGGTTTGCGGCGGGCATTAGATGCTCAGAGTCAGGGTTCCGCTAGAAACGAAATTGAGGGTAACAATCTCGATCTCGCCAACCGTAGCACTGTATTCGGTGCTCGTCACCACGATGGTGCCCGTGATCTTTTTACCGCCGGTTTCGTCCAAATACAGCTCAACAGCTGCATCGGCCTCGTCCGTGGCTTGGTTTACATCCTTGATCAGATCAAGTTTGTCACCAGAACCGGGAGCGTCGTACATGACTTCGATGGTGCCCGACCCGCTGATCAGACCACCAACGTTGGCGCGGTAAGTGGCGCCTTGGGAGGTCACGTCGTATGACTCCTTTTCAACGGTCATTGACCATGACCGCACTGCTGCGATCTCGGACAGACCGCCGCTACCGGCTTTGTCAAAGAAAACAGTGCCTTGTTGACCGCGATAGAAAGCCATGATCAGATGTCCAGAGTGATGGCGCCGTTGGTCACGAAGTTCAGGGTAATGACTTCGATTTCGCCCACGGTTGCAGAATACTCAGCCGAGGTGATGACACCATTGAAGCTGATTTTTTTGGTGCCGCTGGTGTCTAGGTAAAGCTCAAACAGAGCCCCACCCTGATCGGTGGCGGTATTGGCGTGTTCGATGAACACATTAGTTTCGTCTGCGCTGCTGGCGGTATACAGCACTTCGCAGGTGCCAGAGCCGCTGATCAGCCCGCCAACATTTGCCCGATAGGTAGCGCCAAGGGCGGTGGTGTCCAGCGATTCTTTCTCAACGGTCAAAGACCAAGAGCGGGTGCTGGTGATGGTTGCAGCAGTGGTGCCCGCGTCGTCGAATTTGACGGAGCCCTGCTGTCCACGGTAAAAAGCCATGGTTACAGATCCTCGAAGGTTTCAAAGGTCAATCTGACCTGTGTTTGGAAGAAACCCTCTGGAGATGGCGTAGCCACCACCTCGGGCCCTGTCGGGGGATCAAAGTGAACCCCACTTACAACGATTCTATTGTAAAGATCGCGGATCCTTTTACCAACAGTGAGGTTGGCGCCGGGACCAACGCCCTTAGCGGAAAAAATATTGATGACCACAACACCAATAACACTGTTGCTGCTGCCGGTTGTGCCGCCCATCGTCAGAAAGCTGTTGTTCCCAAACGAGGTCAGGCATTGAACCCAAGTGCCATTGTTGGGCGGGCTGTAGGCCTGATTATGAAAAACCACCGGAATTGCCGGCGATAAAGCCAGCTCAGTTGCCAGACGGCCTTCAATCGTGGAGCGAATTGTGTTGAGGTTGACGGCGGCCATCAGTCTTGCCTCCCAATCTGTTCAGCTAATTGTCGCGCCCTATTCGTCATTTGCCTTGCAACAATGTCAATCCAGCCGGCGGGGGCTTGGGGCGAATGGCCATTGGCGAGCGGTTCGGCGTAAACCAAGCTGTTATGAACGTTATAGGTGTTGCCAATTTTTTCTTCGCCAATCGAATAATTGAGGCCAACGGGCGCGTCTGACCTTGTATTGCCTGCGTCATAATTGCCAGTTGCGTTTTCGCCGATAATCCAGCTAGCGCGGAAGCGCCCTGTATCCACGGGGCTACGGGCTTTCAGTTCGGCGTCAGTTTCAAAAACAACCACGCGCATCAGTTGATTCAGCTTTTCCTCGCTGTAATCACCGATCTGATCCAGCCTGATGCGACGCGCCATGGTCAGACCCTCAGGAATAACTCAACGGCAATGGCGGTGTTGTCTTGTTCGATGACGTTGATTTTTACGATCTGATGCACAATGCTGCTGATAACAACACGATCAGAAAGGCTAGGTGTAATCGTCAGATCAGATGCGGCAATGATCAATTTTTTATCTTGCTCGTGAACCAACTCGTTTAATTCTTGCTTGCGAACAGCATCAACAACACCTTTGATGGTCGTGTTGGTTTCGGTTTCGGTGATCGCTCCGGTCGTCGTGTTGTACGCGCCGCCGCTGACTTGGCGATAGGTCACGTCCCCGCCAAAACGGTTAATGACCTTACTGGCAGTTTTACGAAGCGAGGTTGCAAGTGCCATCAGAGCTTGTAGGCAACGCAGTGGCCGTTTTGCAGTTTGATGCTGGTAAACACGCCATATAGCGTTGTGGCCGAACCCATGGACTGGCCGGACAAAGTAGACCCATCCCAGTTTTGGGCCGTGATGGCATCAATTTGGGTGTTTGTCGTGAAATGAATTGCCGCCCAACGGCCAGTGCGCGTTGTGGTGTCGCTGATAAAAGTTGCGCCCTTGGCGTAGTCAATACCGAGAACGTTGGAGTCGCTCATCATCAGATTTTGTAGGCGATGACTTTGCCGCTAGCCAGCGTCACGCTGGTAAACACGCCCTCAATTTGATCACCCTTGCCCAAAGGAACGGAGCTAAAGGTATTGCCGCTGGCATTTTGAATCGTGGCAGTGCTGATCACGGCGTCGGCCACGGCATACAGCTTCCAGAACCGACCGGTATGGGCCGCAGTGTCGCTGATGTACTCAAAGCCAATGTTGTAGGCGTCGTTGTCGGCCATGGTCAGCTACGGCGAATGGCAAAGTTGCCCGGTCCACTGATTCTAAGTCCAGTCAAATACCTTTCATAGATCGGCGGGAGGCGATCAGCACCGGTAGCCGATGCACTAGCACCAGCATTAACCACGCTCAGGCTGCCGATGGTGACGGACTTGTAGTCCTCCATCCCGCTCAAGCCCATTCCATCTTTGTTGTTGTTCAGATAGGTGGCCAGCACGCACTGAGCTTTTTTGATCTGATCGGGAATTTCCGTGTCGGTGTAATAGTCCGTAGTGATGCGGAACGGGAAGCCGACGGCGTAGGTATTGATATAGGTGTCGGGCTTGCGAACACCAGTACGCGGCCATTGCAGGGCTTGGGTGTCGGTAGCGCGTGCCCCAAGGAACCGTTCACGGTCTAGGCGTTGGGTTGCCGTATACAGTGCCCGATTTTTCTGATCCGTTGTGGCAGTAGCCCAAGCCGTTACGTCGTCGTCCTGAACAAAGCCCTCAATGATCAGTTCCGCTGCTGCCAGCGTCAGGTAGGAGTTGGCGTTTGCGCCGCCCACCGTTGCGTCGATTGTTATTGCCATCGGTAGACAGCGGCAGTTCTTCTGTTACTTCAAGTTTAGGCGTGGGCTCTGCAATAGGAAAAGAGGCCCCAGCCGAAGCCAGAGCCTCCATTTCACGCAGTCGCCGGAAGGCGAACATACCCATCAGACGCGCTTGAGCAGAACGCTCAGGATCACGCCGGCCAGAGCGGTGGTAGTGCCGGTCACGTCAAGCGACAGGCGGTCGCCGGCCTCAAGGGTGAGGTTGGCAGTGGTGCTGGTCAGTTCACCAGAATCGGCAGCATCGAACTTCTGCTCAGTGAGAGCAGTGCCTTTGAAGTCGATTTTGGTGGAACCCAGCAGGTCATCACCAGCGGTAGCGGCTTCGGTGCCTTGGCAACGACGAATCGTGCCGGACACGGCGCCAGCATCAGAGCCGGCAGTGGCGTGCACCTCACGGATGCTGACCACTTGGCATTTCACTGGGGCGGTGAAGAACTGGACATCAGCCACCGAAGAGGCGATGAAGTGGTCAGCAACGATGTACTGCTCTGTGGACAGTTCAAACTGGGAAGGTTGGGCCATGGTTAGTTCCTCCTATCAATCAAAATTGGAGGTTACGGTACAACGCACAATTCCTACGTTCTTTGTCTCATAAACCTTGGACCAGTTGCCCACGGTTGCGAGTTGAGCGCGGGTAGGGTTCGTGGTGGTCACGGCCCATTTGGCGCCTACCGGGTGGTAGATGTAGTGCATGTCCAGAGACATGGCATCCGACTTGGCGAGAATGTCGCGGTCGGTTTCAGTCCGCATGGCAGCCTGTTCGCCGGTAGCCACAGCACCTGCAGTGAAGAAATAGCAAGCGTAGTTGCCAGCACTGTTGGTGATGTCGTCCGAAACGATCACGTTGAGGCCCATGTAGGTGGGAACTCGCACGTCACCATACGAAGCAGCCACAGAACCGCCAATGGCGTTGATGGTGCTAGCGCCAGTGGCCAGAGTGGACAGACGGGCTTCCGTGTTGGTCACGTAGTCAATCGCCTTGCGCTCCACGAGGTCGTAGTAGCAAGCCGAGTGCATGGCCACAGCGGTCAGCTTGTCGCCCTGATCGCCCAGAATTGCGCGGGCCCTAGCCACCTGACGGGGACCGAGAGCAGTTGCGCCGCTGGTGTCAAAACGCAGAGCGTCGAAGGCAGGGGAGTCAGAGCCGGTCAGGCTACCGAACACACCTTCCAGACACTTGTAGAGGTCAGCCTGCTGCTGGTTAGCAACGTACTCACCGACTTTGGCGCCAATAGCGGCCATGGGATCAGAACCGGCAGCCAGAGCGGCCAGATCACGAGCCTCAAAGGCGCGACCACGGTGCAGGATCACGCCAACTTGCTTGTCAGCAGTGATTTTGCCGGGGGTCAGGCTGGTGGAATCAGAAAGAACTTCCAGATCGCCGGAGAGGTTGGCTTTCCAGAAAGGAACATTCACGAAATCGCCGCCTTCGGTTGCATTGAGTTCAGCCATGGGCTGAGCAACACCGCTAGCCAGAAACTGGTTCTTCTGGGTGCTTTGCTCAATGACGTAGGGCGTAAAAATTTCGGGAATGATCACATCGGAGCGAAGAGTCGCCACGGTGAAATCTCCAAAAATGGTTTTACGGTGCGGGCGTAACCCAATGACGAACCGGCGTAGCCAATTACGTCTGACGGTTACATATTAAGCATTGTTGGCGGCTGCCTTCAAGCGTTCGTACAAATCACGGTCAGTTCGGTAAAGCCGCGATTGCTCGGTGAGGTTGAAGTATTCCCGCGTGAACGGGTTTTTGGTGCCTGCCGGAACATCAGACGACACGGGCTTGGTGCCAACGGGAGCGCCAGAACCCTTGACATTCGGAGCCCTGAACAGGTAACCGCGCTCAGCCTTCAGGCGTTCAACCCATTGATCCATGGGCACCTCGTTGTAGCCATCAACGGCCACGGGGTTACCGCTTTCGTCTAGCTTCAGTTGATCGCGGACCAGACGAAGGGCATCATGCGGGTTGTGAGCGCCCTGTTCGGCAAGGATGGCAACAACGCGATTATCAAGTTGATTGACGGTGAGCTTTGATTCAAGCTCTGCAATCCGCTTTTTGTAATCCTCTTCGCGTACTTGGAACTGTTGGGCGTACTGCTTCAGAGCTTCGTCGTACTTACCCTTTGATTCCAGTTCCTCCTGTTCCTTTTGACGCTTGAACTCCAGTAGTTCTTTAACGTCAACACCATCAGGAATAGCGACGGTCTTTTCCTTTTGTTCCTTGAGCTTGCCGATCAGTTCAAAGTTTTTACGCTCTAAACCTTCAATGCTGCGCTTGAGTGCTTCAAATTCATCAGCGTTTGCAGTGGGCGTAGCTTCCTGCAGTTGTTCGTCAGACATTGTGACCCGTAGGGTTTACCGCCAAAGTGTATAGGTAAGCCAGCCAAAAGGCACGTCATGTCACGGCGGGAATGGAACACGCCAGTTCGTGAGCCTTGGTGCCCAGTGATTTATTGGCTGCTCAAGGCGATTGACCTACATACCCAGCGGTATCTGGAGACTGGGGAACGGTGGCATGTTGATGCGGCCAATGACCTGCGCCGTTACGTCTCAGAGCTAAAGGATCGAATCCACCGCGACGAAGGTCGGTAGATCACCATTTTTCCTTGTCAGCCCAGTAAGCCGCTGACATTTTGCCCTTGGCGATGTTGGCCGCATGGCGTGCCTTGAATGATGCCCTTCTGGCCTTGTCTGCTGCTGACTCTCCTTTTTGCGCTGGTGAGCCTGACACGCCCTGTTGACCGAACCTGATCAAACGGATTTTTTCACCCTCTTTCGCCAAAACCGCATGAGATTTGGTCGGATGGTTTGGCGTGCGCTTCGGCTTGTTGTAGCCGTCGAACTTTTCGCCTCGGTATTCAATCGCCATCTTCCCCATCATCCGTGCAGGTAATGACCTCAACGCCTTCGGCCAGTCTGCCCATCAATGCGCCGAGAATTTCTGGGTTGTTGGGCGTCGGAAAAATAAACCGGCCTTCAATCATGCCGTCAGCACACTTGAGGTAAGTGCAACTGCCTTCCCAGATTCTGCCGTTCATTTTTTCGGCTTGCGTTTTTTGGCGGTTTTAGCTGCTGCCTTGAATGCGCCCTTGTCTGGGTAATCGGCTTCACCGGGGCGAGCCTTGCGCTCTTTGGCGCCCTCTTCCATCCGTTTGCGCTTGGCGTTGATGTTGGCGTACAAGCCGGGCTTTTTAGGTGCCATCACTTTTTACCTTTGGGTTTACGTGCCTTGCCGGCTTCGCTCAGTGCAATGGCGATGGCTTGTTTACGGCTTTTGACGACCGGACCTTTGCCGGGACCTTGTTTGCCGCTTTTCAGTGTTCCGGCCTTGTACTCGCTCATCACCTTGCCGATCTTCTTTTCGGCTTTGGTCGGTTTCTTGGCCATGGGGCAACGGCAAGTGATCCAACTTTAGGCCGGACTTATCCACCCAGCCAATGCTGTCGTCGTCCAACTTTTGCAGTCTGGCTTCAATGACCGCTTCGCCGTAGGCAACTTCAACCCAATCAGATTGAACGCGACCGTCTAGGTAGCGCCTAATTATCGGCAGATCCATATCGTTGCTGCAGTTGTTTCAGGGTAACTTCGCTGCCATCTTCCCGCACCATTCGCGCCAAGGCGTCCTGCGGACCATATTTGTTGGACAGCTTGGTGAAATAAGCAGCACGATTTTTACCCAAAACTTCATCTTGGTAAGCCGCAGGCTGTTGCTTGAGCCATTGCCCATAAGTAAGGCTTCCTTTCACCGGACCATCAGCACTGGCGCGAACCGACGGACCTGTACCCCAATCCGGCGGCGGAATGCCCAAGCCCTTGTAATCAATGATCGGGATTGTTGTAGACCGGCAGTTGAAATGAACAGGCGGAACGGGCCCCTTGCCGTAAACGTATTCCTTGCCATCAAGACTCCGGCAAATTGCTGAGGTCCGGCTATCCAATGTGGCAACGTACCTGTACTTTTTAGTTATATCGTCGTTGGCTCGGTAGACCTGTTCACTGGCGGCGTTAGCAACCTGTTGAACGCTCGTGCGAACGACGGTCAGAACCTGATGGTCAGCCATTCGGGTCAGTTCACCACCGGCTAGGGCTTGCTGTCGTGCGGTCTTGGCCAGATCACCAAATTCAAGGTTGCCGACAAGGCGATTGGCAATTTGCGCGGTCGGTTCGCCGGTAAGGATTCCAGTCCTGACAATGGCGTTGAACTTCTGCGCCTGTGATTCGGCTAGGCCGCGAAATGCCTTTTCGACTACCTCACCATTGGGCAGCGTGATCGCAGCGCCTTGGCCAGCGGTCAAGTTAAAGCCACCGGTGCCGGGCAGGGTGAAGTTCAAATCGGTGGGGTCAATGGATGCAACGCTGGCAGCAAAGTTCGGTGCAACCTCAACGGTATTGATTTGGGCTAAGGCATTGACCTGTGACGGCAGCAGTTCGCGCTGATCAACAATTCCGCCACTTACGGCCAGCCTGATTTGTTCGGCGACAAATTCACTTTGCAGCTCCGCCAAACCCTGCAGTTCAGTGGCGACATATCCTGTACTACGACCTGCCCATCCGTCCAAGGATTCCTTGAGCTGGGCAAGGATCACGCGGAGCCGTTGGGCTTGAACCGAGGCGGGGCTAACAATGCCTGCACCGGCAGTAGCTTGGCCAAAGTTGATACGGCGTAAGTCATCAACCGCGCTCAGCACTATGTCGTTGTAATCGCGGACAATCTGTTTGGCGACGGCATTGCCGAAGCGGTTTAAATCAATGGCGTTGCGGTAGATATTGGCAACAGGATCTTTGCGGTTAATACGCCGCTTGAATTGCTCAATATTGAGCAGGCGGGGTGTAACGCCTGATTGGGTCATTACTCAGGCATCACGACGGGTTCTTCGTTGTCTTCCTGCATCATCTCTTCGCTGGTGATGTCTTCACTGCCAAGGTTTTCAGGACCACCCATTTCAATCAACCCACCAGATTGAGTTGCCTCCAGTTCTTCCTCAACGTCAAAATCGTCGCCCAGCACTTCGCCTTCGGCCAGTTGATCCAACAGCGTTTTTTGGCTGATCACGCCAGCGGTGTAGGTCTGCAGCAGAGCAAGAATTTCGGCGGGCTCCATTCGTGCGGCGATGAAGTCACGATTAACGAAGCTGCTGCCGGATTGCGGCAGGCCGAGGAAGTCGGCGTGATACCGCAGGCAGTTGTCGATTAGATCCTGAACCTGCTGAGCAATGACCATCATGGTGCTGTCGCCTTGGCTGCGGTCAATCCGCTTGGCCTCGGCAGTTTCGGCACTCAGTTTTTGGCCCAGCACGGCGGACAGACCCAGTTCGTTGATCTGCGCGGCGATCTGCTCAAGGCGGCGGAACTGAGCCTCAAAGCTCTTGCCACCCGGTTCGATGTACTCGGCGCGACC